CAGGATTAAAACAACACATGGCATATCATGTGGGCCGATTGAAGTGCTTAAAACCCTGTCAAGGGTATCGTCTATGATTACTCAAGGCGGAAAACGTGATGGCGCTAATATGGCTGTTATGGATATTCACCACCCTGATATTTTAGAATTTATCGACTGCAAGAAAGTTGAGGGTGATATACACAATTTCAATATCTCTGTTGGCGTAACAGATGATTTTATGAAAGCTGTTAAGGCGGGAACTAACTATCCGTTAATTAACCCCCGAACGAAAGAAATTGTAGAGGAACTCGATGCCCGTGATGTATTCAGTAAAATTGTTTACGGGGCTTGGAGAAATGGTGAACCGGGAATGATTTTCTTAGATGCCGTAAATCGGGACAACCATGTATCTAGCACTTACGGTCAGATGATTGCGACTAATCCTTGTGGGGAACAACCACTACTTGGGAACGAGTCTTGCAATTTAGGCTCTATTAATGTTGCCAATTTCTTTACGTCAACTGAATTTTCGGATTCAAAAGAACCTTCGTTGAATTGGAGGGAGAGCCTTGACTGGTCAGAACTAGGCAAGGTTGTCAGGATAGCTACCCGTTTTTTAGATAACGTAATTGACGCAAATTACTATGCTACCCCTGAAATAGAAGCCATGACTAAAGCTACTCGAAAAATAGGTTTAGGGGTAATGGGCTTTGCTGACTTATTAATCCGCTTACGTATTGGGTACGATACAGAATCTGGTAGGCATGTAGGTAAAACCATTATGGGATTCATACGTGATGTTGCAGATAACGAATCTGAAACATTAGCTGAGGAGCGTGGCTCATTTCCTGCATGGGGCAAGAGTGATTACGCTGAATCGGGTCAGAAGTTCAGGAATGCCTGTCGCTTAACTGTGGCTCCAACAGGAACGATTTCCATGCTAGCAGACACTTCTAGTGGCGTAGAACCCACGTTTGCCTTAGCATGGAAGAAGATGAATATCCTAGAAGGCGAAACACTTTACTACGTAAATAAATATTTCCAGAGGGACGCAGAGAAGTACGGTTTTTATTCTGACTCTTTAATGGATCATATCTCTAACGGGGGGTCTATAAAAAGTAGGTCGGACGTACCAGACTGGATTAAAGCAGTGTATACAACCGCTACGGATATTTCCCCAGAAGCCCACGTTGGTATGCAAGCAGCATTCCAAGGTGCGTGTGATTCAGGTATCTCTAAAACGATTAACTTTGCTAATGACGCAACGTTAGAAGATGTGTACACTGCGTACATGTTAGCGTGGGAAAGTGCCTGTAAAGGAATAACAGTATACAGGTCTGGTAGTCGAGATAAAGAAGTTCTAGTGAAAGCTAATTCCGATTCTCAACCTGTTCTTCAAGGCTTTGAAGCAACGTATAGTGAATTAGAGGAAGCTTGCTGTGATAATGCATTTTTAATTGAAGAGAGCGGATGCATAACGTGCAAGTCTTGTGGTTGGAGTAAGTGCCATATAGCGTAAATTTTAGGTTTGGTAGTATAATAGATAAGCAGAGTAAGGAGAACAGTAATGACGTTAGGTAATATTCTTAGAGAACGTGATGAACAATATGTCGCTAACAGAGACCAGTCGGGTACTTGGCGGATTTTAGATACTTGGCATGAGGATTTAAAAAGTATCGGGCCAGATGATGAGATTCCTGATAAAACTGATGCGGTGATAATTTTATCTGAGGGGGCGTTTATATCCCTGATGAAAGAAGCAGGGCGTTCTGGTCTCCTAGACAATGCCTCTAAGTCTTTAGAGTCTAATATGGGGGCATCAGAAGAGTTTGAGGATATGTCCGAACAGTATAATGAGGCGGTAGCAAAAATACATACCTTAGAACGTGTTATCACGGATCAGAAAGAACAATTATCTGACAAGAAGACTACATATTCTGAGCATTCCCACATTAAAGAAATAGCTATGGATGCGGTTCTTAAATTAGCTGGGATGGACACGTTGGTTTCGCAACGGTTTAACGACTTGGGTAAGGAATAATTTATGAAGTTGTCTGAATATATGCCTGAAATGCCCGGAATGGCACAACAAATGCTTGATATGAATGAGGGGTTAAACTTCATTCAGTTAATGAAACAGCAGGGGCAGCAAGGAGATAAAGCCGCTTCACCTTCCATCGGGCTTGATCATATTGTAAACACTTGGGTTCGTCACCAGATGGCGTACAGGCAGCAGCTTGTACAAGACTTACAAACGATTGCATTTTCCGTTGCTGAGATACGAACCGTATTAGGGCACATTACTGGAGAGGTTTTTAGGCGAGGCATAGAAATCCACCCTAAAAAAGCAGGGGCTGACAGGGAGCAATTAAGCGCTTTCAATGAGTTCCTAACAGACGCTAACGTTTTTGATCAGAGCTTAGAAGCTGTTCTTAGACAATTCCATAATGATATTAATACGGTAGATGATGGATTTTTGTACCTAGTAAAAGAATATTATGATGACGGGGCACATGGTATAAAATCTAAAGTAAAAGAGATACGTCGATTAAACCCAGCGCTTGTCGAGTTTGATCTTGACGCAGCAGGTCTCCCTAAAAATGCTCACTTTATATGCCCTATGGATAGAGGTGACGTTGAGGATGTCCCCGGAAAATCCAAGAAGGGGTACGACCGTGTTCCTGCTATGTATAAGTACTACCACCGTAATCAACATATCTATCTAAGAGACACAGAAATTATTCATGTTTCCAAGTTCTCGCCTTCTGAGACTTATGGATGGTCTCCAATTCTTACGGTCTTTGAAAAGGCCCTTACGTTAATTGGAATGGATAAGAATATATATCGGTACTTCTTTGAGCGTAAGATGCCAGCGTCAATGCTTATGGTTACAACTGATGACCCTGAAAGCTTACGTAAGGAACGAGAACATATTGCTGCCCAAACTAGGTTAGACCCTAACTACATCCCTATGGTTGCAGTCTCTAGTCGTAACCAACGAGGTAGAGTAGATATGGTACGCCTGTTCCACACATTGCAAGAGATGGATTACCTTCCTGTTAAGGAAGAGATTCGTGAACGTGTTGGAGCGGTATGGGGCGTAACCCCTGCATGGCAGGGCGCACCAGAAGCTTTCGGTGGTCTATCCACTCAGACTCAACAGTTAGTTGTTATGAGTCGTGTAGTTGAATCCGACCAAAGATTATTCCATGAGAAAGTGTTCCCGAAGATTTTGAAAGCCTTTGGGATAACAGATTTTGACTTATTGTTGCCAACTCCTGAGGAAAAGGCAGAAGCTACTCGAATTAGTTTCGCCCAACAACGGGTAGGTATTGCAAGCCAGTTAGCTCAACTAGGTTTTGAAATTAAACTAAAAGAAGATAACATTGGTTTAGAAGAAGCAGAATTTATTGTTACTGGCGAAATGGCTAAGACCGTTCAAATGCAAGCTCAAGGACAAGAGTTGCAGCTTGAACAACAAATACAAGAAGCCGAAAAAGCTCAACAAGGTGGCGAAGGCGGCGAAGGTGGTGAAGGCGGCGAAGGCGGGGAAGAGGGCGGAGAAGCGTTACCTGATATCCAAGCCATGGAGAAATCTATCCCAGCATCAGAGCGTAAGTTCAAAGGACGCACCGGCGGACGTACCCCAGACTGGCAAGATAAAGCCCCTAACGAAGAGCGTGATATAGACGAATGGGCAGATAAACGCAAAGAAAAAGCAGAGGACAGGTCTTGGGGTTTTGAGGTAAGTAAGACATGGATGCAATCTTTAAATGAACAGGGCTTCTCTGCTCCTACTATTAGAGAGGTCTCCCCAGATGGGTCGCAGATGTGGTTCATTGAGAAAGGGGTAGATTATGTAGCTAACTTATCCCCTAAGGGACTAGGTGAGATAAAGAAAGCAACCTTTATAGTTCCTTTCCCAAGCCAGTCCCCAACTAATCCTAGCGTTAGCTATGACCCTTCTGGCGGCAACCAACGTAATAAAGATGATGAAGACGATGAGGATGACTAATGCCTGTACGCCAAGTAGGTAGCAACTCCCTTTCCAGCTTATTAGATTTTGTAATTCTAGAAAAAGCCCCGTCAGGGTTTAAACCTTTGACCGGTCTTCTTGGTGGAGGCGGTGACAAACCTTCAGGAGGAGAGGATGAGGAGAAAGTTCCTGAAGGGCAACGAGTTTATGTAGACAGTAAAGAAGATGCCCCTGACGGTGTAGAAATTCTTACAGGTAAACGTGGTGGGTCTTACTACGATATGTCTCAACTAAATCAAGAAGATCATGGCGATGCGATTACAGATGTGTTTAATAATTTAATGGATGAGTTATTAGAGGCTCAGTCACCAGAAGCAGTGGCAGGGCGAGAAAAAGAAATTTCAGACCTAGTGAGTAGAATTGACGACATGTCAGATGCTTTTATAAAGCAGCACCCTGCATCAGAGAAATATGACAAAGCAAGCGCAGAATACGACGCACGGCAAGCAGAGATAATATATGAGGGTGAAGCGTCAGGTGAAGACTTTATTACTGAGACGATAAAGAAGCTAGAAGATGATAAAGAATTGAATTCCTTAGATTCTAAGAAGAAAAAGCTTCAGGATAAAATAGCTAGAGATACGTCGAAAACTATGGTTAATGATAAGGGCTATCAAAGTCTTCGGGATCAACTTAAGGAGATGAACGACAAAGTTGACAACGTTGTAGGGGAAATCCAAAGTAAATTAGGCAACGCTTTAATCCACTCTTTTAAAAGTAGTCCGTTTAAAGTGGACGATATGGCGTTCAGCATAGACCCTGACATGAAATACACTGACAATCCAAAAGACTGGGAAGCTCATATAACCAAAGGGGTTGAGGAGAGCGTTCAGGGGACTGTAAAGACTTTACCTGACGAAAGTAAGAAAGCAATTTTACAGGGCAGTGTGTTGGGCGAGTGGGAATCTGACGCAGACGATGGGAAAGTTGTGGCAGTATTCATGAACGGCGAAGCTGTTTTGAAGAAGGCCGAAGAATTAGGAATACCTCCCTCTAAACTTGGAAAGGACGCACAGATAGGGGGGATAGTGCGGGACATCAGAGAGGAGATAAGTCAGAGTTCTCTTGGTCTATATGATGGAAATGACAATACATTTAAGGCTTCCCCAAATGTCTGGGCAAAGGTCTCTAAACTGGATGACTCAGATGGTATGTCTCCTGATATGAGAAGCGCACTCCATGTGGTAGTTCATGAATCGT